TCTCAGTCGGCGGGGATCTGACGATTGGCTCCAATACTACCGTGGATGGTGGCACCGCAGCGTTGACTCTCGACGGTTCTGGCGCACAGGCGATTACCGTAACAGACTCCCTCGATAGCATCTTCGTCAACTCAACGGGTCCGGTTAGTACGAGTGCCAACTTGACGGCCGGGGCGCTGTACCTCAACGCCGGAACGTTCGCTATGGCAGGCGACTCCCTCCGTGCGGTACGCAGCTTGCACGGCGAACCAGCGTCCGACGTAACCTATGACGCGGCGTCGCGGATTTACATTGGCGATGGTGGGAACCTGACGGGGTTCGATGGCGATACCTTACCAGCGACGATCTGGCTCGGCGATGGAGGATTCTAATGGCTGAACGTACATATGAATCAATTGAGTTCGCGCCGGGAAGCACGCATACAATTCCCGCTGGTGATATTGTCAATGTGATCAGTGGGGCAAACAGTACAATTGACGGGGCGATAATTGCTAGCGATACTCCGGGTAGCCCAGCATACTTGAACTTCCTTGACGGGACGATCATAGTAGCGGATTGCACCTTTACCGATATTGATGCGAGCGGCGGAGGATTGATCGACGCAACGGATGGCGGTACTGACGGTGGAGGAAATACGAACATCATTTTTACTTTGGCGGCAGCATGGTTCTTCTTTTTTCAAGATGATAAATAGGAGGTGGCACGATGGCAGATGTAACGGTCAAGATTCCAGACGTAAGTGATCCAAGGCGCAATGGTTTTTCTGCTTCGGTCGCTACGATAATCGCTGCTGGTAATAATGTTGTGATCAAGAACGAGGCCGGCAGTGATGACAACTGCACTCATCTTTCTTTGTCAACAGCGGGCAATGTCAAGCACCGGACGAAGAGCATGACAGATGCAGAAGCGAATAGTGTGTATTACGTTGCGGGTGGCTGGCATCGTGTTGTCATTCACAAGATTCTCGCCAGTGAAACGGATGCCTCCCTGAACATTCACATCAAGGTGCAGGATCAGTAATTATGAAAAGCTATCCAATGGGAACGATACTGGATTCGAAAGCCGAGCCTGTACTGCGATCCACGACACTTGGGCAGATGAAGTCTAGCTTCTGGCTCGGTGGTTCTGGGAGGCTCCGCGTAGCCGACGTGGAGGCACGTCCATATTCGTATCACCTTTGGACGTACGCTTGTGCTCGTGTGATCGCAACCAATATCGCCAGCCTCCATCATACGATGGTTGACAAACTTGACGAGACCAAGACTACCGAAGAGCATCCACTGCTTACTCTTCTTGAGCAGCCGCACGCAACCTTGACAGAAGACGAGTTCTTTTCGTTGGTTGTTCTTCTACTGCTCGTCGGCGGTGGAGATGGTCAATGCTTTTTGGTGCCGTGGAATACCAAGACAGATGAGCACGTTGATCTTCAAGTACCCATTGTCAACTATGATGGTTTGGAACTTTTTCCGTTGTCAGGGCAGTTCTTCGAGCCGATAAGGGAAAAGACAAATAGCGGGCTGGAAAGAGTATCGGGATGGAACTTCGGTCTTCCCGGTCAAGCTAATACGAAGAAGATTCCTTTCAAGAATAATGAGATCATTCGTATCCGGTGCATGAATCCTTATGATATGCTCAGGGGTAACTCACCGATGATGGCGCTGACTTCTGCGTTATCGCAGGATCTGAACGCCGACATCTACAACAATAAGATATTCGAAAATGATGCCCGCGTTGCCGGACTTCTTTCTACCGAGGAGCCGTTGACAGAACAGCAGTGCGACGAGTACCTTCGTATTTGGCAGAAGAATTACGGTGGACCGGGAAATACGAATCGCATGGCTGTCCTTGGCGGTGGTCTCAAATATCAACAGTTCGGTTTGAACCATTCCGAGATGCAGTACACTGAGCAGAAGGAATGGAACAAGAGTGGATTCCTCGCAGCCTTTGGACTCAACAAGATTGCCATCGGAGACTATGAGAAGATTAACTTCGCTACGATCCGTGAAGGTAGAAAGCTACTCTGGTACGATACATATATTCCGATGGACAAGCTGATACTCGGTGCGGTCAATGCGCAGTTTGTACGTTATCAAGATCAAGGCCGTCTTCGTCTTACTTCGAAGTACAATGAGATCCCGTCGCTCCGGGAAGACTACGATCGTCGGGCGAAGACAGTTGGGATACTTGTCAATAGTGGCTATCCGCCAGCTCTTGCTTCCCGTGTAAGTGGTATCAATCTCAGCCCCGACGATCTGAAGCAGTGGCCGCACTTGAGTGAGGCACCTCCGAAGTATCTTACCGCGAGTAACCGCACCGATTCAGATGCGAGTGGCGACGATGGTACTGGTGCGAATAATGCAGCGACCCGTAATTCTGAAATGAAGATCGAAACTCGGGAAGAGCGTCTATTGGTTGTCAACGACTATATCGCTCGGGTACTTGATCCGGCAGAGAAGTCTTTCGGCATCGACTTGAAACGATACTTCTTTTCCCAGCGAAACGGAATCCTTGACAAGATTGATCTGCTCTTCAAGAGTCATAAAGCAATTGAGACGAAAGCACCTGAGATTGATCCGGCTGCGTTCATTCCAGACGAAGCCGCAGAGCTTGACAAGTTCATGCTGATCTATCGCAAGGGTGCGAAGAAACAACTGGAGCTTGAAACGGCGAAGCTGGAGGACGAACTTGATGGATTGATTTCGTGGAATGTAACAGAAGAGACGATCACCGTCTATACTTCAGCACGGAAAGAATTCCTTCGGCAGATCAATTCGAAGACGTTTGACAAAGTAGGAGACGTTATCGGTTCTGTAGTCGAAGAGGGTATTAGTGAAGGCTGGACGGTTGACGAATTGGCAAAGAATATCAAGACCTCAGTACAGAATGTATATCGCGTTCGCACTGGGGAAGAACTTTTGCCACACGGTAAGTATGATCTTGGTGGTCTGTCCTCCTCGAAAACCATCGCTCGTACCGAGATGGGGATTATCGCAGGTGAAGCACGATACGATGCTTTCAAAGCAGAAGGGATCGAAAAGTGGGAATGGTTGACGGCTGGAGATGAGATGGTTCGTGCGGATCACCAACTCGTAGATGGTACCATTGTCAATGTCGGTGAAGTCTTTCCATATGTCGGGCTTACCCATCCGAAAGAATCAGGTGGGGCGCTCGATCAGATAATCAATTGTCGCTGTGTTGCCGTCGCAGCATAGGGGAGTATACTATGCCAACTGGAATCAACAGAGCAGTTTTATCAACGTCTAGTCGGTTCGACCCGCAGCAGTCAGAGCGCAAGCGGAAAAGATCGACGGTCAAAAAGGAGGAGCGTCGTAATGAACGCAAAACTCGCTGAACTACTGTACGGAACGACTGACGCTGATCAGATCGTCAAGGTCAAGACCGCAGAACCGCAGAAGCGTGCCTTCGCTGGTGGTGCGGGAAAAGTAACCCTTACCGAAGCAGAGTGCCGCAAGCTGTGCCGGAACACGAACGATCTCGAATTCCTTTCGGGGTATGAGAATCGCGTTCGTCAATACACGATTACCGATGAGACCGTTGACCGTTACGGCGACATTGTCAGAGCAAAGGGCGCCGTACTCGACAACTTCAAAAAGAATCCGGTGCTTCAGTTCGCCCACAATTACGAGCAGCCTCCTGTCGGTAATGCCATAAAGGTTTGGCATGACAAAGAAACCAACGCTGTCAAGGCGTGGGGTTTGTTCTTCGACGATCGTATGGACAAGAGCGGACGCAGTGATATGATCTTTCGCCTTGTCAGCGCGAATGCGATGCGTGCGTGCTCAATTGGTTTTATGCCGATGGAGTTCGTAGTACCGAAGAGCGCAGAGGAAGCATCCGCAATGGGCCTCGGCAAGTACGGCATCGACTTTACAAAATGGGATCTGATGGAATTCTCACCCTGTCCTGTCCCGGCGAATCCGAGTGCTTTACAGGATTCAATACGAAATGACTTTCAAGCAGCCAAGTTCGCGAAGACTCTGCGTGATGGAAACTTCACGGCACGCGATGTCTCGTTGCTGAAAGAGTATCCGCTGTTCGACCAAGAGGTACTCGATCTCTTTGTCAAGGAGCTTGGGAATCCGATCATCTCCGTCAGTCAGAAGATCGCGGACATCCTTGAAGACAATGAAAATCCCGAAGTACCGGAAGTTCCTGAAGTACCTATCATCGAGGG